GCCGGTGGCTTCGGCGAACATCGTCACCGCACCGGCCAGGCGCTCACCGAGTTGCCCCTGCAGTTCTTCCGCTGAGACCTTGCCCTTGGAGAACACCTGAGTGAGGGCGGTCATGGCGCCCTCAACATCCTGCGCAGAGCCACCGGTGGCCTTGATGGCTGCGGTGATGTTGCGGAACACCAGCTCGGCATCGGCCACCCTGCCACCAGCACCGACGACGGCTGCCGTCAGCTTGGTCATGCCCTGGGTGGCCTCAAGCTGCGGCACGTTGAAGTCGCGCATCACGCTGGTGACGGCCTGCATTGCCCGCTCGTATCCAGCGGCGCTGCCCGAGACGCCCTTGAGCGCGATCTCCTGCTTCTTGACCTGTGCGGCGTAGTCGGTCAGCAGGGCGATCTGCTGGCGAATCTGCGAGGCGTAGGCGCCGATCGAGGAGCCAATGAACGCACCGGTGGCGAAGCCAGGAGCGCCGCCCAACTTGGCGCCCAAGCCGCCGCCAAGCGCACCGGCGAGGGCGCCTTCAGGGCCGCCGAAGAAGCCGGCCGACGCGATGGCGCCGATGCCTTGGCCCACGTAGCCGACATTGCCCCGCATGTTGCCGGGCTGGGTGCGCTCGAGCTTCTGGTCGACCTGGTCAAGCTCGCGACTGAGGCGTCGGTAGTCCTTCGACAGCATGTCGACGGAGCTGCGCTCCTTCTCGATCTGCTCGCGGCGGGCTCGGAGAGCGTTGATCGAGTTGGGGTTGGAAACCTCAACCTTGGAAAGCACCTCGCCAAGCCGTGCGCCATCCCGCAGTGTCTCGTTGAGCTCCCTCTGCAGCCCGTCAAGCTCTGACCGGGCGCGGGACAGGCCGCCGGATGCGCGATCAAGCGCCTCCGAGAGGCTGCTCATCGGAGCGCCGACTGTGTCTCTGGTGCCGGCGGTCTCGAAGTTGCTGAGAAGTCGGCGAGCGCCTCCACCGAGCCCGTTGACCACGTCACCGGCGAAGGAGGTCTGGCCGGCGGCCGGCAGCAGGGGCGTGCTCGGCCGGGCCAGGGCGTCGCGGGCGGCCTGGGCGAGCTCCTCCTGCCGGCGGGCGGCAGCCCGGTTGAAGTAGTTGGCGGTGGTCGACTGGTTGGCGTACTGACCCTGGGCCTGCGCAGCATCGCGAATGGCGTCCGCCACCGTCCGGTAGCTGTTGCCCAGGTCGTCGATCCGCTTCTTGACCTCGGCGGCCTCGCGAGAGAAGTTCGCGAATTCAGCCTTGCCCTCGGCGGTCGACTGGTCGACCAGCTTCATGGCCGACTGGAGGAAGGCCAGGCGCTCGCTCAGGGCGTCGACGCTTTCGGTGGTCCCCCGATAGCGCTGTCGTGCGTTCTCAAGCACCTGGGCCTGGGCCATGCCCTCGGCCTTGATCTGCGCCTCGGCGCTGGCGATCGAATTGGCAGCCCTGCGGCTGGCATCAGTCCCAGCCGGGGTCTGGTTGAACCGGGCCTGCGCCCCGCCAAGCAGCGCACGCAGCTCGTTCATCGAGGCGGCGCCCCGGAACGCTTCGCTCAGCTGGGCCAGCTTCTGCAGCAGTTGCTGCGTCTCATTGGTGATGCCCTGCAGAGCCTCGGTGGCGTCCTTTTCGCCAGCCTTGAACGCCCTGCTGATTCCGTCCTGCAAGCCAGCAAAGGCCACGGCCATGACGCCGGCCGCCGCCGCGCCCTCTGGGCCGATGGCGGCAATCGCCTGGCCGAACGCCTCAAGCGGCGCGTTGAGCATGTTGAGGCGAGCCTGGACGTCGGCGAGTGACCCGGCCCAGTTGGCGATGCCATTCGCCGGCTGGTTCAGCAGCAGCGAGACCTGGTTCAGGGCGGCCTTCATCGGGCCGCTCCACTGCGGGGTGCTCGCACCCATCTGGGCGAACATGCCCGAGAGGTTGGCGCCGAAGCTGGAGACGCGCTCAGCAGCGCCCGCAACGCCGCCCAGAGCGTTGGTCACCTGGCCCACGGCCACGCCGGTGGCGCCCAGGGCGAACATGCCTTCAGAGAGGCGGGCAACCTTGCCGGTGGCGGTCTCGGTCTGCTCCTTCAGCCCCTTGACCAGGGCAGCAAACCGTTGGATGTCGCTCAGCCCCTTGCGGCCGAACTCAAAGACGCCGCCGCCCTGCTGAGGGCCTTGCATCAATCCGCCGATGTTCGACGCATTGCGACGAAGGGCGTCAATCTGCCGCGACGCCTCCTGGATCGCGTTGCCGGCCTTCTCGAAGCGAACGTTGAAGGAGGCAGCCAACTCGCTGACGGCCTTGCCTGTCTGCCCCGCCTGGCGGTTGAACGCAGCCAGCTCTTTGGTCTGCTGCTCCCACACCGAGCGACCGCTGGCTGACTTGCCAGCGCTGCTGATCGCCTGATTCAGCTTGGTGATGGAACCGGTGGAGCCGGAGATGACCTGCTTGAGCCGGTCGATGTCGCGGCCAAGGTCGTTGTAGACCTTGCCGCCCATTTCGGCCTGTTGGCGCAGCTTCTGAAATGCATTCAGCTGTGCCTGGATTACGGCTTCGCTGCGCTTATTCGCAGCAGCAAAGTCAAGAATTTCTTTTCGTACCTGCTCGAGCGCCGCATCAGTCGGGCCAACTGCCCGCTGCAGATCCTTCAGCGCTTTGCTGGCGTCCTCAAACCCCTTGAGGTCGGCCGTGGCCTGGATTTTGACCCTTGCGACCGACTCAGCCATCTTTCTTGTTCAGCTCCTGCAGGGCCGCTGATTCCATGACTTGGATGCCCTCCAGCATGGCTCGCGGATCCTCAACCGAGTATAGGTCGCACAGCCTGAAGAGCACCTCGTACTTCAGGCCGACGTAGCCGCCAATGACGACATTCCACTGCGTCTGAAGGCGCAGAAACATCATCACGGTGTCCCAGTTTTCGTCCCAGACCTCGAAGCCTTCCACCTCGGTCGAAGGCGGCATCACCTCTGGGAGGGAAAGGCCGAAGAGACGGGCATCGTCTTCGGCCTCCTTTGTCCCACCTGAACCACCAGCAGCCCAGTAACGAGCCGCCTCCTCTAGTTTTTTGCTTTCGCCCCCTCGAGGCTCTCGAGGTAGGAGCGGATGATCGCCCGAGCGAAGTAGGGATCATCAAGCATGTCCTTCAAGGACGACTTGGTGAAGGGGATGTCCTTTCCCTCCTCGTCTTTGATGCCTTCCCAGCCATCCAGAACTCGCTCAACAAGTTCGAGGTCGCCCTTGTCAGCGAGTCTGGAAAACTCGGCTCGGCCAACGCGCTTGAAGATCGCGTCGAAGGTCTCGGTCTCAAAATGGCCGCCGTCGACGGGGAATTCGACGGTGACCGGCCATTTGAAGGTTGAGGACTTCTTGCGGACGAAAGCCATGTGGGTGTGACTCCAAGGTGTCAGGAGAAGACGAGGTTGATCTCGTCGTTGCCTGCGTCGGTGGGGATTGCGACGTAGGGCAGGTTCAGCATTTGGATGCCGTCGCTGTCACTATACGTCGGGTTGGCGATGTCGATCTTGCTGGCCAGCATGCCCACCCGGTTGCCGGCATTGGTGCCGTGCAGCAGGGTCAGACGACCATTGGAGTCGTCGTTGGCGATGGTGAAGAAGTCCTTCTGAGCCATCGTCGGGGCTTCGATCACGGCCTCGCCGGCGGGGGCGCGGTTGGTGATGATCACCTGCTTGGGGCAACCCACGAGCTCGCGGTAGACGATCTCGTTGGCGATGTCGAAGCTGCAGGACATCAGGCAGGAGCTGAAGTCCATGATGCTGAAGGCGCTGGTGTTGCCGGCCTTGAAGATCTGCGGGGTCGCCTGGTTGCTGTAGGTCACAGCAGGGGCGGCGGTGTCGGTCGGGGCGTTGTAGATGCCGGTCATCGTGAAGTCGATGGTCGGGATCTGGCCCACTTCGCAGTTCAGGCTGAAGGTGCCACGGCAGCCGGTGGCCTTGTGCAGCACGCCGTCGTTGTTGAAGTAGATGGTGGCCGACTCAAAGCCGCCGCTGACGGGCTTGTAGCCCACGTTGGCCGCGATGCTGTAGCCGCTGGAGGCACTAGGCACGAAGGTGGCGGTGCTCGGCTGGACGGTCGCCACCTTGGTGGTGCCGTTGTAGTCGACGATCAGGCCGGAATGGCCGCTGCCAGTGCCGCTGGTGATGTTGATCACCATGCCGTTGTAGACGTCGTCCACGGCGCTTGCGGCAGCAGCCAGGGTGATGGTGCCAGCGGCACCAGCCTGGGCGGAACCGGTGACCGGCGCAGCGGTGATGGTCTCGGCCATTCCGCAAGCACGCAGCAGCGAGCTGAAACGCGGAGCGGTGCCAGCGGTGCCAGAGCCAGCCATCTCCACCTGGAACGTGACCACCACGCGGGTCTGCGCCAGCAGCTGGTCGTAGTTGCCCAGGTAAGGGCGGATCAGGTCACGGCTGACGACATCGGCCTCGATTGGAGTGATCTCGAGGTTGCGAACGAGAATCGCATCGGAGCCATCAGGAGAGCTATCGGTCCCGTAGGGGGACTCAATCTTGCTCAGAATCAGGCGCTTTCTTGAGAGGAGCGGCATCGCTGGTTACCTCGGGTTTGGTTTGTGGCTGGGCCGGCGCTGCCTCTTGCTCGACGAGCTTCCGCTTGCCGGTTTTGGGGTCCAGAAGGTAGGAGCCTCCCTTCCCATGGTATTCGTCGATCGTGTTAGCCATCATCAGGCTCCAAGGTCGGTGACAGAGGTTCTGTACCTGACGAGGAAGTCGCAAAGAGCAACTCCAGCAGGTACATCAGCCTCTATTGCTTGAAACTCTACTTGGAATGGCTGGATGTCGATGGCGAGGCCGCCAAGAGTCAGATCAGCCATCAGCTTCGAATGCAGCGACTCGATTACAGGATCCGCCGCCTGGTCGGGCACGTTCGCCCTGGTGACCACCGCCACACGAACCAACAGGCTCCAGTCGAGCGTGGGCAGGCTGGTGTTCTGCTCGCAGCGATCCTTGAGCGGCTCGACGATAATCGCCGGGCTCTCCTGGCGAGCCATTGGCTCCACTCGGCTGCGATAGATCCGGTTGCCCACACCGGTGGTTCCGGTGAGAGCAGTGCGGATCGCCTGCAGGATCTGCTCGCGCTTGGTCATGGGTTCAGATTAGCCGCATCACGCAGCGCCGGGCGCGGGGAATTGCGGGACATTTCTAGAAGATCAGCACGTTCCTGCGCCTGCCGGTCGACGGCTTCGTCAGGCTCGCAGGGTTTCCGGTGAATGTGAACTGGCCTGGGTCAGCAAGGATCTCGAAGCTGCCTGTCTCGGTCAGCGAAGCGTTGTTGCCGGCAAGGACAAAGTCACCAGTGCCTGCCAGCAAGGATCGGCTATGAGCGAAGCTGGCGGACTGGCCCGACAGCGAGAATTCCACGCCCGTGGCGAGCAGCACTCGCGATGCCGCGACCGATGCCGCCCCGCCTGCCAGCGAAAACGCGCCGGTATCGACCGCGAGCTGAAGCGCCTGGGTGTCGTTGAACTGTGCAGGCTGCCCGGTGAACGCGAACGCCCCTTCACTTGCCGCCAGGACGTAGGCGCGGCTGAGGTTGACTGCTTGACCAGCGAGCAGGAATTCGCCGCCATCAGTCGCCAGCTCTTCAGTCGCGGCAAAGCTGATTGGCTCGCCGGTCAGTGCGAATGCGCCAGCGTCACCGAGCAGGACGTGCGACTTTTTGAGGCTTGCGGCCTGGCCTGCGACCTGCAGCTGTCCGGTATCAGCGGCGAGCGCCTGGCTCTGGCGCAGCGTCGCCGGCTCTCCAGCCAGGCTGTAGCTGCCAGTGTCAGCGGAAAACAGGCGGCTGCGCCGCAGTTCGGCCTGTGGCCCAGTCAGTGCAAAGGCGCCAACGATCGGATCGATCTCGAAGGCGCCCAGAGTGGTGAGGGCAGCCGGTCGACCGGTGAGCTGGAATTGCCCAACCGCCGCGCCAAGTACCCAGGTTCGCGTCAGCGTGACCGGCTGGCCCGTCTCGATGAACTGGCCGGCGCCCCCGCTCAGGTAGTAGCCCTGGAGCAGAGCAGGCTCACCACCGGCGACAGAGAAGGAGGCAGTCTCGACCGTGAGCAGCTGAGCATGCCGCAGCGCGGGACTGCCACCGGTGAGAGCAACTGCGCCGGCCTCCACGACCAGCGAGTAGCTGCGGGCGAGCGTCGGCGTGCCACCGCTCAGGGTGAACGCGCCAGTCTGCCCGGCGAGCTCGTCAGTATCGGCCAACCCGGCCTGCTGGCCTGCGAGTGCAAACGCGCCAGGGGCGGCCTCCAGCGCATAGGCGCGGCGGAAGACAGCCGGCTGGCCTGTGAGCGAGAAAGCCCCCAGCTCGGCGGTCAGCTCCTTGGGCGCCACCACCGCCAGGGTGGCGTCGTTGCCCGTCAGCGCGAACGAGCCGCTGTCGGCCGCCAGGCTGTGCTGGTGACGCAGCGTGGCATCGTTGCCTGTCAGCGCGAGGGCGCCGGTGTCGGCAGCGAGCGCATAGTTGCGCTCAAGAGTCGTCGCGTTGCCAGTCAGGCTGAAGCTGCCGGTGATCGGCTCCAGCACCTTCGGGCTGACCTCCAGCAGGTCAGCAGGGTTGCCCGTCAGGTCAAAGGTGCCAACGACTGGCGTCTCGGTCCTGTTGACCAGCTCGCGGATCGCGACGTAAACCGCTGCAACGTCGTCCGACGCGGCGTTGAAGCCGACGTTCCTGGCTCCTTGGCCGGCCGTGGTCTCGCGTACCATCGAGTTG